CTAATCTTTTCGAGGATTAGTACTCGACTTTGATAATTCATAATGTCCTTATCTAAAGTTGGGCCGGTGCCTGTGAGTAAAACCGTTAATCGTTTTACAGGTTCACTTGCACGTATCCCTGGGTTCTTTGAATCTTTTGTGGTTGGGCTTGAGAAATTATATGGAATTTCCTTGCCTCGTCCTAGATTCGAAGGGCCAGAACAGATAAAGAAGTTCTGTACTGGACTGATTGAAAGGGATGGTAAACACTTATGGATAGACGCATGTTCTCGTCTATCCGCGCAATCTCGTTTTGGGATTGCGCATTCACTTTTTCTTTTTAGGAAGGTTATACCTAAAGAGAAGCCTCGTTTAGACGAGTATCTTGAGAAGATGTCCTCTGTACAAGAGGATCCTGATCCTGACTTCGTAAATTTTGCTTTGAAGTTGGTGAGAAAGTTGTTCCGACCTGGTTGGGACCGCTCCTATCAAGATGCCTGTCTATCATGTTCGCTTCCGGTCTCTGCAGCTGCAGAGGGCGGTCGTCGTAACGGTGGTTGCAGGGGGTTACAGAAGATGGCATGGGAGAATCGCAGTGAATTCTGTGAGTATGTCTTGAAATCTACTGTATCAGCAACGCGCGGGGCTTCTAGAGTACAAGCTATAGAGACGGGTGGAAAGTGGCGAATCATTTCGATACCTCCCTTGGTTGACAATGCTCTTCGTCCGCTTCACAAAGCTATGTACTCTCACTTGTCCAGGTTTGATTGGTTGTTGCGAGGGGATGCAAAATCGAGTCGATTCAAAGACTTTCGCCCAGTACCCGGTGAAGTCTTTGTGAGTGGTGATTACGAAAGCGCCACTGACAATTTAAACTCGACCCTTCAACAACTAATTCTTACCGAGTTGCTAGAACGTAGCTGGAGTATTCCAGAGGGTATTAAAGATCACGTTCTACAGACTTATCGATCTACTCTAGTCGACGAGTCTGGCCACTCCTTTGTACAAAGAAGGGGGCAACTCATGGGCCAATTAACCTCATTTCCTATGCTTTGCCTGGTAAACTACATTACGTTTCGGTATGCGGTGCGTCGTGACGGTGTTCCCGTCCGCATCAATGGCGATGATATTGTCTTTCGCAGTACACCCGAGG